TAGTTGCTTCTGCTGCGATCGCTCCGCCTGATAGGTCAATAGCATGTGTTTGTGCCATTACAACTTGGCCGGTATTTTTCATATCCGTTCCAACTGTAGTACCAGTCGTATTTTTAATCGTTCCCGCTTTTATTGGGCCCGAAAATGTAGTTGTTGCCATGATTATAATCCTCCTAATTTATAAGATCTAGTCTCTAGGCCGTCGACTATACGCGTCTAGATCTAATTAATAATTGTATAGTGAGTTATTTATACGCTAAATTTAAATTTGGCGCAAGTGATCCTGTAGGTTTTGTATGATTTTTGATAGCGCTTAAGTGGCTATCGAAACTTCGGCCCTGGCTTCGTTTACTTTGGCTTGAAGCGTTTGTTCTTCAAACTCTTTGGCAATGATCTCTTTAACAAGTTCCTGAATTTTTTTATCGATATGCCCCATGTGTAAAGTATATCTACCTTCCTTCAGGTGCTCCTGCTGCCACTCTAACTCCAAGGACCTCTTTTGTGTATATAGGTCTTCGGTCATTATTAACCTCCTCATAGGTTATCCATTTACCACGTTTAGTAGTAAATCCATCAGATTGGAACTTTACCTCATTTTTTCCTAGTTTGTCAAGGATAGATTTTTCAATACCTATAGGGGTATCTTCAGCCTTAACTGTAAAATCAGCATAATAGCCATAGTATCTAATCTGTATTCGGAAGTTCTTCATATTTCTCACCTTAAAAAGCAAATGAGGCGGTTTTGAGGCCGCCTCATTTAAATTGTTTATTGATTACGCACCAGCGGATCCGTAGATACCACGCCAGTCAGATGCGCCAAAGACGTATCTTGTTCTAGCTTTATATCTTACGTTACCAGTATCGAAATCACCTTCCATTGAAGTTTTCAACGGTGCTCTATCGAAGTGTTTAAGTCCGTTAGGCACGTCTGTGATTACGAACCACGCGTCAGTATCACTTAAGTAATTGTTCACATGATATCCTTCAGGAACAACACCTAGTGATTTAACTGGGTTGATATCGTTATCAGCAGTACCGATTCTACCTTGAGATTTCATCAATCTCTCAGCAGCAAATTGTACGTTTACAGGGATAATTAATTTCCTTGCAGTCGCAGCAATTTTCAGACCACGTTCATCTTTGAAATTAGCAATATCAATAATTGCTGTTTCAAGCGATGTTTCGTTAAGATCTGCGGCAGTTGAAATCACGTTTCTTTGGTCACCAGAAAGCGTTGGGTGGTCAGTCGTAATAAGAACTTTACCGTCACCATAAGTTGCATTGGTAGCGGAATAAAATCCATTATTAAGAATCTTAGCACCTTTCGTATTCTTAGTAGTTGCCATAGAACGTGCCAAAGCTTTTGTGTATCTAGAAGCTAGTCTATCGTAGAGGTTATCTTCGATAGCTTCTTCTGTGATTGCGAAAGCTAATGCTATTGTTTCCATCGTATAACGTGCAGTGTAAGTTTCCTGAGCTTCGTCGTAGCTTACGCCTTGACCTTCAGGTTTTACAGCAGCATCGCCAAATCCGGACAGCATTACTTCTTCTTCAAAAGCCCTGTCAGAAGATTCTGTTACAAAAATCTCCTTAGTTTGGTCGGCGTATTGTTTATATTCAAGTCCAAATAGTGCATTCAGACCTGGTTCTAGTTCTTTAACTAGTTGTGCTCGTGATATAGCCATGTCGTTATGCTCCTATGTTAATGTTCCATTGTTGTAATAGATTGATTCGTTCAATCTTATTACCCAATTTGAATTAGCTGAACTTGCATCATTGTTGCTTGGGTCTTCTGTTATACGAAGTATTCTCCAGTTCCCTGTAGCTCCACTGCCTACGACAGCGGTACTAAGTTCACATTTGGATGCTCCATTTACAGTTGAACCAGCAACATAGGTACCTTGATCGATCAAATTTCCAACGGAAGCTTGAGTTAAGGAACCTTCTGCTTGAGCCTCAAATAATTGTTGAGGGTTATCATAAACAAACGCATCTATATACCCTTGTGTGATGTTAACCGCACCTGGGTAGTAGTTTTTCCATGTTGGTTTCTGAGTTGTCGGATCGTTGTAGAAACAGCCATTGAATACACCACATTGTAGTCCATCTTGTGCAGCAATAGCGCCGGCAACAAAACCCATTTGAGTTGTTGTACCTGCTCTATCCGTTGCAGAATTATCTCCCATCATAAGTAGATCGCCTTGAAAAATAGCGTTAGTCCAATTATCTGAGATTTGGTATTTAGATGTACCTTGTGTTTCATAGCTAGATCCCATTCCGCCGATTGCTCGGTACCCAAATGGAGCGTCTTGGTTTGCCATGTTAGTTCTCCTAATGTCTAAAACTAATTAAAGTTTTAAACGGTTAAATAAAATCGATGGTGGGATTGCCCCTAAAAGAATTATTCTTTTTTTGTACCACCGAAGGTTACGCGAGATTGTCTATCCTGTTGGATAGGCATACTCTTATGCTGTTCCCTTTTAAGATCATATTCTAAAGCCTCGTTCTTCTCTCTTGTTTGTTGAGCAAAATACTCATTGCGAGAATCTACGATCTCTTGGGGTACTCTAGCCAGCACTAGGCCACCATGGCCGATGATACCTGCATATTTTCCTTCTTTGTAAGAAGGGAATTGATCGCCTGGATATTCATCAGCTCTCACTAATTCATATCCTTCTCTAAGTCTACCTTGAATGTTTTTTGTATCATCCAAGCCCATTGACTCAGCTCGTAGCCATCTATGCTTAAAGCCTTTTGGGGCTTCAGGTGCATCTAACGATGATGATGGAGTCCATACTTTGGGTCTTTCAGTTTTAGACCTTGTCTGACTCGCGCGAGGGGTTTTATTGGTTTGTTTGTCCATATGCTTAAGCCTCCTTCACGATTAATTGTTTTGCATACTCTTCGAGTGGCACGCCTAATTTTCGTGCAATCTGCACTTGTGAAGACGTGAGTTTCACTTGTTTGCGACCAGTTTTCACACTTCGTCTTACGGAAGCAACCGTCTGAGCGGGTTTGGTCGTAGTAGTTTCACTTTTACCAAATTTATGCGGAAAGTCAACCTTAATTCTTTTGTCAATTTCTGCATAGTATTCATTGGATTTAGGATCGAAACCCTCTTTCTCAACTAAATCTTTATGAATCTCGAACGCGGTAAATGTCATAGCTCGATCTTGACCGAACCATGAGTTCTTGGTTGCCCAATCTTCAGCTTTTTCATCCACTTGTGGAAGGGTCGGCGTTTGTGCCGGCGTTCCGGGTTGATAGGCTGGAGTTTTAGGCTCTTCTTTTGCGTATGATTCCCTTCGTGTTTTTTCAGAATCAATGTTCCTAGCATCACTCGTTAAAGCACTTAATTCGGTTTGCGCTTCCACTTGCTTTGCCGTATCGCCTCCTTCAATGGCTGCTGCTAATTTTCCTTTAACGGCATCCAATTGGCTCTTGATCCTTGTTTCTGAGTCTTTCAGATACGTGGAATCTAATTTTGAATATTTAGCTTCCCATGCTTTTCGTTTCTCTTCTACGCTTTGAGCGTAGTGAACCGCAGCATCTTTTTGACGTTCTGCTTCTCTCCATTTTCTTGTAAGTTTAGCAATCCGTTTCTGGACCCCTTCACTATACTCTTCTAGTTTTTCGTCTTGTTTCTTTTCAGGTTTGCTATCCTGAACATCAGGCTGCTCAGTAGATTCCGCAGGTGCGTCATCGGGCTTAGCAGTGTCTTCACTAGGTTTTTCATCCTTTTCCTTTTCTGGTTCCGGAGCCGTTTCTGTTACGACTGCTTTGTCTTTTTCTTCTGGTAATTCGACCTCGGCACCGGGACCGGTTGTGTCGATGTCTACCATTTTCTTATCTTCGTCGGGCATAGTTCCTCCTATGGTTAATATTCATGCAAGAGATCCTCCGGATCCTTGATGGTCGCTAAAATTTCATCGTCATTTAGCATACGAACTTCTCCTCCTTCTATCTTGAAGCGTGATCCTGCATAACGAGCAAAGATCACCCAATCTCCTTTCTTGCACCACGGACCACGGTGATAACGTTCTTTATCCGCGTAACAATCCGGTCCTAATTGCAACACTAAACCGCAAACAGTCCCTAACTGTTGACGTTCCAAAGCAGCTTCAGCAAGATGAATCCCGCCTTTTGTTTTGGTTTTAGGTTGAAAGGGTAAAACTAATATTCTCCATCCCGTGGGATTGGGTAACTTATTAGCTTCAGGTGGTTTATTTCGATTAGCTTCTGCTTCTTCAGCAGCTTTTTTTAATTCGGGTTCTAAAGCGAGTTTAATTTTTGGAACTTCTTGGGTCTTTGTCGATTCTGATAACGTTTCCTTCATCTTCATAATGCTCCTTTTTATCTAGCAGGTTGGATATTTCCTGAAGCACTGATTCCAGTGCAGCAATTTGTCCAGTAATATATTTATATTTATCAAAGTTGTCAATAGCACCAGACGTAACACCTAAAGACAACGCAGCGAGTTTTCTTTTAATCTCTCGTTGAAGAGTTAATACAAAATCAAATTCAGCCATTATTTCTTTTTCTTTTTCTT